GTCATGAACGCCGCCGCGATCCTGTTCGGCTCGCTGCCTGACGCAGAGCAGCTGCAGGCGATCCAGAGCTTCACGCGGCTCGGCGAGCGATACAAGCGCCATTCACAGTCTTCCCCTGCCCCCGGAACGGCCGCCCCCGCGACCGGCCGTTCCGGGGCGGGTTCTATCGGCTCTGAGGAGTCGGGCTGCTCGTCTGGAAGCGACCAGCCCTCCCCTTGATCAGTGTGTCACTGACGCGGCATCGGTGCGACGTTCGCGCCGAGCTTGAGCAGCGAGGGGTCCGCGCGGTGACGTGTCTTGCGAAAGCCCGGGTGGTGTCTCGCCCGGGCACATGCGACCGTAGTTCAATTGGCAGAGCACCGGATCTTACATCCGGCGATCCAGGTTCGAGTCCTGGCGGTCGCAGTGGTGTGCAGGTCATTTCAATCGCCGCGAACGCGGCAAGGAGAAGCACATGGTGCCCAAGATTCAGATCCTGGTATTGCAACGTGGCTGGGTGGTCGTCGGCGAGGTGACCAAGGAAGGCAGCGAGGTCGTAGTCAGCAAGTCCAGCGTGATCCGTCGCTGGGGCACGACGAAGGGGCTGGGCGAGATCGCCGCCGGCGGCCCGACGGCCGACACTGTGCTTGACCCGGCCGGAACGGTGCGCGTCCACGAGCTGGCCGTGGTCATGACCATCGACTGTGACGCCGAGAAGTGGCAGGGACATGTATGCACTCAGTAATCGACCCTGAAGGCGCCGAAGTCAGAACCTACGGCTACGGCGACGGCTACGGCGACGGCTACGGCTACGGCGACGGTGACGGCTACGGCGACGGCTACGGCTACGGCGACGGCGACGGCTACGGCGACGGCCACGGCTACTGCGACGGCTACGGCCACGGCGACGGCTACTACTACAGCTACGGCGACGGCAACGGCGACGGCTACGTCGGCTACGGCAACGGATGATTCATCGGAACGTGCGGAAGCGTATCCGCACGGCGGGACTGATGCCTCACGTGTTGTCAGCCCCGCCGTCTGGGTACGCATCAATCGGCCGTCGTCCAAACTGAGGATACAACCAGCTTTAACGAGGAGGCATTCCTTGCCGATTACGGAAGCCCAACGCAAGCAACGGCGCAAGTTCATCGGATCATCGGACATGGCGGCCATCCTGGGCGTGAGCCCGTGGGCCACGGCCTACGATGTCTATCTCGAGAAGACCGGCAAGCTCCAGGAGCGAGAGCCCAGCGAGGCCATGATGGCCGGCACGTTCCTCGAGGAGGGCATTCTGCTCTACGCGGAATCACAGCTCGGCAAGATCGCCCGCAACCAGTTTCGCACGTATCCCGACGCGTACCTCGGTGCCCACATCGACGCCATAGCCATTGAGCGAGGCGAAGAGCCGGTCGAGAGCAAAAAGGTCGAGCTGACCAATCCGTCGTTCGACGCCTGGGGCGAGGCCGGCACGGACGAGGTTCCCGACGAGGTGATCATTCAGTGTCACGTGCACATGATCTGCCAGCGCAAGACCCGCGTAGTCTCACGTTGTCACGTCGCAGGGCTGATCGCTGGCCGGCTGGCCATGTACGAGGTTCCCTTCAACGCGCAGCTCGCCGACACCATCTGCGAGGCGGCCGTGCACTTCTGGGAGAAGCACGTGCTCGCGGACATCCCCCCGATCGACACGACGCCCTCGCTCGAGACACTGCGGCGCGTCCGCCGCGAACCGGGCAAGACGGTCCCGGTGGATCCGGCCCTCGTGCTGGCCTACCGGCAGGCCCAGGAAGCAGTCAAGGCAGCCAAGATGGAAGAGGACCGGGCCAAGGCCGCCCTGCTGGCGGCACTCGGCGATGCCGACGGCGGAGACGCCGGGGACGTGGGCCTGGTCACCTACCTGACGCAGACACGCAGCCAGATCGACTTGACGCGGCTGAAGGCCGAGCGGCCGGAGATCGCGGCGGCGTTCATGAAGACGACATCGTTCCCAGTCCTTCGGATCGTAACACCCAAAGCCAAGAAAGGAAGCAAGTAAGACCATGGGACAGCAGAACACCATGCCCGTGAAGCGGCAGGATGCCGGTGGCGACATGATGGCCTACGACGATGAGCGGCCGGCACAGGGTCGCGGTCCCGGGGCGGCTATCGAGATCGCCCAGACCCGGGCGGCCCAGGAGGTCCAGGCGGCTATCGTCATGGCCAAGCGGTTCCCGCGCGACCAGGTGGCCGCTTACCAGAGCATCATGGATGCCTGCAAGCGCAAGAGCCTGGCGACCAAAAGCCAGTACGCCTACCCCCGCGGCAACGAGATGGTAAGCGGTCCGTCGATCCGCCTCGCTGAAGTCATGGCCCAGAACTGGGGCAACCTCGACTTCGGCATCATCGAGACCGAGCAGCGCGACGGCGAGTCCACCATGTGTGCCTACTGCTGGGATCTGCAGACCAACGTCCGGCAGACCCGCATCTTCACCGTCAAGCACGAGCGGCACACCCGGCGGGGCTCGTATCGCCTCACCGACCCCCGCGACATCTATGAGCTGTGCGCCAACCAGGGAGCCCGACGCCTTCGGGCGTGCATCCTCGGCGTGATCCCCGCCGACGTCGTCGAGGCGGCCATCGAGCAGTGCGACAAGACGCTCGCCGGCGACACCAAAGAGCCGCTGGTCGACCGGGCCCGCAAGATGGTCAAGTTCTTCGAGGAGCGGTACGGGGTGACCGCTACCCAGATCGAAAAGCGGCTCGGGCACCGGCTTGACGCCATCACGGAAACCGAACTGATCACGCTCCGCAAGATTGCCACCAGCCTGCAGGACAACATGGCCAGCGTCGAATCGTTCTTCCCGCCCGAGCAGGCCCAGGCCGATCCGAGCAAGCCGGCCACGCAGGCCCTCGCCGATCGTCTCGCCGATCGTCTCGCCAAGGGGAAAGAGCCCGAGCAGGCGCCCAAGGATGAGCCCGAGGCTTCCGGGTCGGAGGGGCCAGTCAACCCCGAGGACGAGGTCAAGGCCGAACTCATCGAGTCGATCAAGGCATCGATCAACGCCTTGGGCAGCGCAAAGGCCAGTCCGATCCTGATCGAGCACGGTTTCGACGGAACACGACAGCCGTCGAACGCCTCGCTCGACCAATTGCAGGCCCTCTTGGACGCCATGCAGAAAGCCATGGTCACGCCGCCGGCCACGGAGACCAGTCAAGGCGAACTGCTTCCCGGTTACACGACCAAGAGCGAAGGCGGCAAGAGGAAGCGAGGAAACCCCGAACGGTTCACCCGATAGCCCTCAACCGAGGCGCCGCCGAGTAAGTGTGAGCCTCGCGAGCACTCGGCGGTCCGCGTCAGGATGACGCGTCGCATCCCGTCCCGGCCCCCGGACGGGCATCGCGAGGAGGGGGCAGCATGCCGGACGGCGTCACCTGCCGGGGCATGAGGCCCGAAGTGGTGAGACAGCCGGGAGCGACCGGCGAACGGCCTGCAAGCAATGCCGTGTGACACAACGCGTCGCTTCTCACGGCAACGGGCTTATCGGGATCGTACCCCGAGCAGGCCAATCTGGAGCTGGCGGACGAGGCCCGGGGCTACGACCCGCACGGCCACATGACCACGGAGGATCAGTAGGACATGGCAGACATGCTCGAACTCAACCGCGAACTGGAACGAATCGACAGAGAGATTGCCGGTGCGGAGGCGCGGCTACAGGCCATGCGCGATGTGGCGGACGCGTACCACGCCAAGGGGGCACGCGCCCTCATGCTCGAGCAGGAGGCGGAGGACTTGCGGGAGGTCGGCCGGTACTACGACGCCGAGCAGGTGGCCAGGCTGGCCCGGCAACTGCGGGGCGAATGCGAGCACCGGGCCGCTCAGATGCGGTACGAGAGCCAGGCGCTGGCCGGCCTGCGGATGGAGCGGAAGGCGGCCGAGCAGAAGCTGAAGGGGGAGGCCGCCTAATGCCCCGGCCGTGCTCCAAGTGCCATCGCAATGTGGACTTCATCGCCATCCCCGGGCGTCGCGGCCTGACCTGCGTGGACTACGTGCTCGCCCTGGTGATGGTGGACGACGGCGGGGCGTGGATGGGCTGGGACAAGCGGACCATGGCGCCCGTTCACGGATGGGTGATGGACCGCACCAAGCCCAAGGAAGAGGTAGAGGCGTTCGCCAAGAGCAAGGGCAAGCGGCTGGCCTGGGTCTGGCGGCCCCACTTCCTCACGTGCGCGGCAAGGGCCCAGACGAGCCCGCCAGCAGCACCGCAGGCGTCAGGCCGGCCCGAGAGGCCTGCCAAGGCGCCGGAGCCCGTGGATCCACAAGGAAGGCTGTTTTGAGGGAGGGAACCCATGGCAGGTGATTGGATCAAATGGTGCAAGGGGCTGACGGAAAAGCCGGAAGTCTTTCGGATGGCCAAGGCCCTTGGTCTCTCCAGGAACGAAGTTGCGGCGAGGCTCATGAAGCTCTGGGAGTGGGCTGACGACAACGCGCCGCCGCAGTCGAAGCGGAAGGAAAAGGACGCCTTCATTCCCGGCATAGATTGTACCGCTATTGACGACATTTGCTGTACGAAATCTGTCAGCAGATCGCTGGTCGATTGCGGCTGGATCGAGGTCCGATCAGACGGCATCGTGTTCAAGAACTTCTATAAACACAACTCGCAAGTGGCGAAAGCAAGGGCACTTGATGCACGCAAGAAACGACGGCAGCGTGCGGAAGATTGTCCCGATACGAACGGGACAAATGCGGGACCAGAAGAGAGAAGAGAAGATATAGAGAAGAAGAAGAGTACTTCTTCTTCTCTTTCTGCTCGGATCAATCTCGATCGCGACAGGCGCGAGTGGACTGGAATTCTTGAGGCCGACTGGCAGGCCTGGTCCGCGGCCTACCCGGCGGTCGATGTGCGCGGCGAGGCCAAGCGGGCCTTGGAGTGGTGCTTGAGCAATCCAGCCAAAGGCCGCAAATCCAACTACCGGAAATTCCTTACGGGCTGGTTCCAGCGATCACAGGATCGCGGCGGCTCGGCGCCGGCTGGCGGCCTGTTTGGCGGCGCACCAGCCATGGGTCCGTCGCGTGTCGCGGCACCTCCTGGCAAGTACGACAACGTGGGGGTGGAGGCATGAGCGAGAGTTTCGCCAAATGGCAGGAGTGCTGCCCCGAGGTGACCAGGGATCGCGACCTGATCGACGGCCCCAAGCGGACCCTGATTGGCCGACTGCTGGCGGCTCATGCCAAGCGACAGGCTGCCTGGCCGCTGCTGCTCTGGGGTCCGGCCGGCGTCGGGAAGACCTGCGCCGCACTGTGCCTGCTCGACTACGCCAACGCGAACCGCAAGGTGTTTCCGGGCTGGCGGCCAGCATACATCACCGCGGGCGAGTGGGTGGCCGTGATGACCGCCGCCAAGCTGGGCCAGTACGAGCCGTCCGGATGTCGCGGGCCGATCTCGGAGTCGGATTTGTGGCACTGGTGGACCGTCAGCAGCGTCATCTGCCTGGATGAGATCGGGGCCCGGGACAAGGTCAGCGACACCCACTACGAGATCGTGAAGATGAGCCTGGACCGCCGGCAGGGTCAGCCGCTCGTCCTCGTGAGCAACCTGGGCCCCACGGAGCTGTCCCGCGTTTACGACGACCGGATTGCGAGCCGGATGGCGGGCGGCACGGTCGTCAAGTTCGTCGGCCAGGATCGGAGGGTCAGCAAATGAAGCACCTCGTGCGAATCGTCGGGCGGCTGTTCTGGTGGCTCAATGAGCACAGCTGCGCCAACTGCGGACGGTTCATGCGGCCCCGGGGTAAGTGGGGAGCGTGCTGCTCGGACAAGTGTCATCGGGAGTGGATCCCGTTCTAGGAACTCTCACAATCGAAAGGAGTCTGAACGCATCATGGTTCGAGGCAGGAAAAACATCCAGCAGGAGTCCGCCAACAACGGCGACGGGAAACCCGCCAAGCCCAAGAAGCTCTTCGATCACGAGTACGAGTGCACGCTGAAGTCGGTGAGCATCGCCAAAGACAAGGCGAGCGTGGGCTTGTCGATCCCGCGGAGCGACATCGGCGTGGACGAGGCCGACGAGATCTTTTGCGGGGCCCAGCTTCGGGTCATGCTCGAGGCCGACCCTAACGCGGGCAAGAAAGAGCCAGACGGCCAGACCAAGCTGGTCGAGTCCTCGATCGACTTCGAGGGCATCGCCACGTGTTCCGGCTACTCGGTTCGCACGGGGGTCATCAACCTGTCGCTGCAGTTCGTCAAGAGCGAAGTGGACCTCCGCCAGCTTGGCCGGTTCGCGGCCCTCAAGGGCAAGGTCATGTGCACGCGGACGGGTGACTGCACGACGCACGAGGGCGAGGAGGAGTGATCCATATCGGAGCACACAGGAGCGCGTGACATGGCCAAGCAAACCACCAGCCGGCGGCGGATCGACGACGAGCGGAGAGCAATCGGACACCGCCGGATGGGCAGATCGGTCGGTGATGCCGAGATCGAGCGGATCAGGCCCCGGCTGCTCGACGGCTGGGTTCCACCAGCGCAAGCGTGCCACTGGTGTGACCAGCCGGGTACGACGCAGTACCTGGGCCGTCGGGCTTGCGAGGCGCACGAGAACCTGCTGCAGCAGTGGGCGACGGAAGACGTTTCACGGACGGCTGCGGATACCGGCTTCGACTGGGAAGGAGAAGACTGAGCATGAGCAAGACCATCATCGGAATCGACCCGGGTGCGGCCGGAGCAATCGCGGTCATCAATCCGGACCAGCGGATGGCCCAGGTGTGGCCGATGCCGTACAGCAACAAAGCTTACGACCTGGACCGGATTCGGCAACTGCTCGAGTTCGACCCCGAAGACGAGGAGCCTTTCGCGGTCATCGAGAAAGTGCACGCTATGCCCAAGCAGGGCGTCAGCAGCACGTTCGCCCTTGGCTGCGGCTACGGCATCCTCCTGGGCATGCTGGGGGCGTTCCAGATCCCCTATCACGAGGTTCCGCCGCAAACCTGGAAGAAGGTCATCCTCGCGGGCGAGAACAAGGACGACGGCAAGGCGGCCTCGATCCGCGTGGCGCGGCGGCTGTTCCCGGGGGTTTCACTACGAGCCTCAGAGCGGTGCCGCAGCGACCACGACGGCATGGCCGAGGCACTGCTGTTGGCGGAGTTCGGGCGGAGGATGCGGGCATGAGCGAGGCGTCCCGTAGGCAGCAGATCTGCCCAGGCCCTGCACGCGCGATACTGCCCAGTCCACGTTATGGAAAGGAGCAGGGCACTATGACACGCGATGAATTTGAGGCGTTCGCATGGGATGTGTTGGGCGCCGTCGCCGAAGTATGCGGCGGCTGCACGAGACTGCAAATCATGGGCAACCGTAAGACGGTCCCGATATCGCGAGCCCGCTGCGTGTTCGTCCGCCTGATGCGGGACCTTGTGATGGTCAATAAAAAAGGCGATTGCGTCGTTGCGTGGGATGGCGTGCGGCCGGATGGATACAGGCCAATTTCATTTCCATTGCTGTCCAAGATTTTCGGTCACAGCCACTCGACGTATGTGCTGCTGAACGGCCGGGCTCACGCACACAAGGAGAACATATGGCCACTGATCGAGAAAGCGAAGACGGTGTTGCAGTGCCGGAGACATGTCCCCGCTGCGGCGACGAAGACCGACCCTGCCTCTGCGACGGCCTTACCGACGCCGAGTGGGAGCGGCAGGAGCGGGAGGGGCGGAAGTTTGAGGCGTGGAA